CCGCCGCGCCGCCCAGGCCCGCCACACCCAGCTGGCCATGCTGGCCCGCCTGCAGGCGTTTGACGACGCCGTGGCCCAGCACATGACGCACGGCGCCATGTCGGGCGCCGACCCGCTGACCGACAGCCTGTACGGCCAGCTAGAAGCGCCGGCCGCTGAAGGCGGGCTGCCCGCCACACCCTACCCCGCCGGCCAGGCACCCCAGCGCGAGCACCGCGGCTGGTGGCTGACCGGCATCACCCTGCTGGCCGCCCTGGTCAGCCTGGCCCTGCTGACCCCGGGAGCATCTGCATGACCATGCCCACCATGGCGCAGCCGCGCCACTTCGCTGGCGAGATCACCGCCCTCACCCTGGGCTGCTGCCTGGGCCTGCACCGCATGGAGGTGCAGCTGACCGACGACGACGGCGGCCAGCACACGGTGTACCTGGGCTACGGGCGCGGCGCAGATGCCGAGCGCTACGCCCGCCAGCAGTACGAACGCCTGAGCGTGGGCCAGTGGGTGCACGGCAGCGCCACGTTGATGCACCGCACCCCCGGCCTGACCGAGTGGGCCGGCCATGTGCCGCCGCTGCAGCCCTGCCAGCGCCGGCACCGGTTCAGCACCGCCAGCAGGGCGGCGGCATGGCCGGCCCGCTGATCATCGGCCTGACCGGCCACGCCGGCGCCGGCAAAGACAGCGCGGCCCTGTGCCTGCTGGCCAGCGCCTGGCGCAGCATCGCGTTTGCGGATGCGCTGCGCGTGGAGATTGCTGCCGCCTGGCGCATCGACGTGCGCATGCTCACCGAGCGGGCCACGAAAGACACGCCGATGCGCGCCCTGTGCGTGGGCCAGGCTGACCACCGCGACTGGCTGGCGTTTGCGTGCGCCCAGGGCTGGAACCTGCTGGAGCCGCGCAGCCCGCGCTGGGCCATGCAGCGCTGGGGCGAGTTTCGCCGTGGCATGGCTGCTGACTGGTGGGTGCGGCACGTCGAGGTGTGGCTGACCAACCAACAGCGCAACAACCACCCGGGCCTGGTCGTGACCGACGTGCGCATGGCCAATGAAGCGCAGATGCTGCGCAGCATGGGCGGCTGGCTGGTGCGCGTGCACCGCCCCGGCGCCGGCCTGCAGGCACGCGACACCGCCAGCCACCAGAGTGAGCAGCACACCGCCCTGCAGGTCGACGACGACATCGACAACAGCGGCACGCTGCACGATCTGCACCTGCAGGTCGATGCGCTGGTGCAGCGGCTGCGCGCCCGGGTGGCCGCCGCGCACGGCGCTGAGCTGCTGAGCACGCGGGGCGCAACATGAGCCGCCGCGCCCGCAAATACCACCCGAAGCCGGTGCACAGCAACGCGGTGCAGATCGCCCTGGCGCGCGTGAAGCCGCTCAGCGGCGCAGACGTGGCCGGGCAGACAGCCCTGGTGCAGCACGCGCTGCAGCAGTTCTGCCAGGGCATCAACTGCGATGCCCACTGGTGCAGCCTGGCCGACACCGCCAACATGGCCGAGACACTGGCCGGCATGGGCCTGGGCAGCGGCGACGACGCCACCCGCGTGATCGAGCTGGCGCAGCGCGCCCTGGCTGATGTGCACCAGCGCCACACCCAGCGCGGCAGCTGGACGCTGTACGCCGACGAGATCGACGCGCTGCACTGGCTGGTGCGCCTGCACTGCACCGCACAGCTGCCGGCCTGCAGCTATGGCGAACTTGGCGACGCCATGGCAGCCACCCGCAACCGCATGCAGCAGGCCCTGGCCGGTAACGCGCCGCGCGGCGCGCTGGTGATCGACGGCGGCATGGGCACATCCACCACCTGAACGGAACCCACCAGATGCTGATACAGAAGACTTGCGGCGTGCAGCAGCGCGCCGGCAACGACCGCCGAGCCGTGACCCTGCGCGACGTGGTGCGCCGACTGGTGATCGAACGCGGCCACTTGGGCGTCACCAATGAACTGGTGCGCCATGAAGCCCGCTGCCTGGGCCCGATGGCATCGTCGGCGCTGGCCGCGATGACGAGGGCCGGCGAGATCTGGGCCGCCAAGGCGCCCGGCAGTCTGACGCACTGGTTTGCATCGGCCGAGCTGGCCGCCCGCTGGCGGGGCCGGCCGCGCCAGCAGGCGCAGACGCTCACGCAACCGGGGCAGCACCCGCGCCAGCGCATGCCAGGCGCACCACGCATGCAGGAGCCCACCGACGCCCAGAACGCGCCGCAGGTGCGCCGCCAGCAGCCCGTGGTGCGGATCGCCCACCGCGCAGACACCACCGACGCGCCGACGACCGTGCCGCCCGGCGTTGTGCTGCAGCGCGTGCATGCGCCACGACACGACTCGCGCTACCAATGCGCGCCCGGCGAGCGCCCGCACGGCGCCGGGTTCGCCGCTGCCGGCATCGGCCGCGACGTGACCACCGGCCAGCCATGGGCGCAGCGCGCATGAAAACCGAAACGATCACCTGGCACGAACTGCCGGCCGACGGCATGCCCGACGCCGAAACCACTGTGCTGCTGGAACTGCGCGAGCTGGACGGTGACGGCACCAAGGTTCAGACCGGCTGGCTGGCCCAGTCGGGCTGGGTCGACATCAACGCATGGCCGATCGAGGCTGGCCGCGTCGTCGCCTGGGCTGACGTGCCTGGCGGGACCGCTGCAGCATGAACCACACAGAACTGATTGCGCGGTTGTCCGCCATGTGGGCACAGCTCGACCCTGTGGACGAGTGGCGGCCAGTTATCCGCGATGCAATCGACGCGCTGACCCCGCCCGCTGCAGGGGTGCCGGTTGAGCGAATGCTCAGGCCTTTGGTTTGGGCACGGAAGGACCAACTGCAACATGCCAGCACGCGAGGCGGACTGATGTGCGCCATGTACCCGAACACCGACCGGCGCGCAGACCTGCAGCCGCTGTATGACCAAGCTGCGCTAGGCGCCGCGCTGAACCTGTGGCCGCGCGACTGCCGTTTGTGCGCGAACTTCACGACGCAGGCAGGAGGGTGCGTGTCCGTGGTTCAGTGCGTGGACAGCATGCAATTCACGGCGACCACGCCGCGCCAGTATTGGGCGTCGGCGCCTAACGGCCAGGCCCAACGGCTGCCGTAGGCAGTCCGTTGCAGCCGTTGTTGGGCGTTGGTTGCTGACGCTGAACTTTACATTGTGGGCAGTACGAAAACACTAGACAAAGCGCATTTGTGGCAGTACATTAATACCACTGCAGCAAGACGCCGCAGCAACCCAGGAGAGCAACATGACCGCTACCAAGATCCAAATCGGCATCGACACCAGCATTGACACCACCGAAGACGGCTACGACGGCGGCGACGCGGTGATGATCGAATCGCACAACGGCACCGTTTGCATCACTGGCCCGTTTGAGGGCTGGATGGGCTACCAAACGCTGGCTGACCTGCCGATTGAGCAGGCCGATGAAGCCGACGCCCTGGCCCGCAAGATTGCGGCCGACCCCGTTGCCGAACTCACGGCGCTGGGCTATGACTTGGCCGGCTGGTTCAAGCCGCTGTGAACCAAGCTCCGGGAAAGGCCAAGCCGGGGCGCAAGCCCCTGGCCGATGGCGATGGCAAGACCGCCCGTGTGCAACTGAAGCTGACGCCGGCCGCGAAAGCCGATTGGCTGGCGAAAGCCGCCGCTGCCGGTTTGACGCTGCAAGCCTGGGTGGAGTTGCGGTGCAGCGGGAAGCGGTGACGCCCAACGTTGCCAATGAGGCGGGGCAAACGGCGCTGCCGCTGCCGGCTACACCCACAACCAGACCCGCCGTTTGACCTCGCCTCGATTGGCGGGTTAGGCCCTGGTGAACGTAGAGGGAACAAATGAACCGCATGGAGCAACTGCTGGCGTTCTGCGATTGGGAGCGGAAGCACAACCCGCACCCGGAAGGCAAGCCGCATGTGGCGGAGTGGGCTGCTGCTGAGATTGAACGGCTGAACGGAGAAGTTGCGCTGTTGCGCGCCACGATGGAAGGCGCCACCTACCAACTGAGCAAGGCGCGCATTTGGGGCGGCATGGAGTGGCATTACAACCCGTTGCACCCAATGCACTACAGGCCGGCGCTTGATCGTCTGCGCGAAGTGCTGGACGGGCCTAACGCTGTAGCTCACCGGACCCTGGAGGCGGAACGCCGCAAGGGGTCCGGTGCAGCGTAGTGTTAGCGGGCCGGTGGCTTAGCGCGCAGCAGCACCGCACGCGCCCACTCTAGGCCATGCTCATCGATCTTTGCCCACACCGCTGGAGGCATGCGGATAGACCGCTGCACCAGGCGCTTGGCTTCCGGGATGGGTGGGCGCCCGCCCTTGTTCTTTGGCTGTTCCATGCGGGCAGTATACGTGATGCACAAACCGCTTGCGCTTGCTTTGTTTGTGTGATTCAATAACACCCATCGACACACCAACCGGAGCAAGCAACATGCAAACCACCCACCTGCAAAACATTGGCAAAGTAGCCGCGAAGCCCGCCGAACAGATCAAGGCCGGCGACGTGCTGGTTTGGAACTTCGGCAGCACCAGCGAAGTGCTGGCTGTTGAGCGCACCGCCAAGACTGTTGTGGTGAAGCTGTCGGGCGGCTACAGCCGTCGCTTTGGCGCCTCCCGCCTGGTGGCGGTGCAATGAAGGCGCACCTGGTGAAGATTCAGCGGGTAGCGACCGCTGCCCGCGAATACGACGCGGTGACGGTGTATGTAGGTGATCTGCGCCTGCGCTGCGATGCTATTGACGACCGAACGATCAGGCTGGCACGAAGGCTGGCAGAGGATTGCGGTGCGACGTTCATGTACGACGAACACAACGCCGAGCGAGTGCGGGCGGCTTGCGCGATTGCCGGCTAACGTTGGAGCTAAGGCGCCGACGTAGGGCCGCAGGCCCGTAGGAGGTCGCCTTGAGCGACCAGTTAGGCATCAACGTGGAGAAACAAGCATGGAAGAGTGGGAAGAAGTCGATATACCGACACACCGGCTGAAAGATGCGAAGTGGGTTGCCACCGTGGCCGAGATTCGCAACAACGCCACGGGCGTGGTTCGCGAGTACCAGGACAACTCCATCATGGAAGACGGCGCGCCCGAGCCGAGCTCTTTCATGTGGGAAGACGGCAACTACGCCTGCGACTGCAACCGCAAACTGTTTTTTGCTAGAGCGGCTGGCGAGGATGAGGATTGGGAAAGCGAATGCAGCGATGGCCTCTACTCCGTTCGCGTGCGGAACAAGAAAAGTGGCCGCGTGTTCTACAGCGAATTTGATGCCTAACGTGGCCGGTAACCGGCCTGGCCCGGCTTGCCGGGACAGGTCCGGTTGACCCGCCAGTTAGCCGGCACTGGTGAAACGCCGGCACCTGCCTGAAAGGGCTGATACCTTGAACCAAGAGCAGATTGCCCGAGTGGCACACGAAGTGAACCGCGCCTATTGCCAGGCGCTGGGCGACCACAGCCAGCCAGCATGGGAAGACGCGCCGCAGTGGCAGCGCGACAGCGCCATGCTGGGCGTGAAGCTGCACACCGAAAACCCCGGCGCCAGCCCTTCCGCCAGCCATGAAAGCTGGATGGCGCAGAAGGTGGCCGAAGGCTGGGTCTACGGCCCCGAGAAGAAGCCAGAGCTGAAGCAGCACCACTGCATCGTGCCGTTTGACGCGCTGCCGGTGGCGCAGCAGGCGAAGGACTACATATTTCGCGGCGTGGTGCATGCCCTGGCGCACGCGCCGGCCACAGTTGCCGCATAGGTGCGCAGATGCCGGGCATGCAGGTATTGGTGTCCGGCTAACGTTCGAGCTAAGCAGGAGACAACGGCGTGACCATGCTGGACGAAGCCACAGAAGCGAGCGCCGTTGGCTCTCTGCTTGAGCGAGGAGTTATGCGCCCGGTGGAGTGCTTACGGACCGTGGCGGCCCTCTATGTTGAGCCGAAGGGCTGCTATGTGGGCGTGCCGGGTGTTGATGCTTGGGACGAAGCCCGCGATGCCCGCACCTACAACGGCCCGCACCCGGTGGTAGCGCACCCGCCCTGCCAGCGATGGGGCAGGTTCTGGCACGGCAGCACACGCAAACCGCATCAGTACAAGCTGGGCGACGATGGCGGGTGTTTTGCTGCTGCCCTGGCCGCGCTGCGCCTGAATGGCGGCGCGCTTGAGCACCCGATGGACTCGCATGCGTGGAAGTATTTCAGGCTGAAGAAGCCGCCGCGCAAAGGTGGGTGGGTTGAGGCCGCGCCAGGCTTGTGGACATGCTGCGTGTACCAGGGCCACTACGGGCACCTTGCCGGCAAAGGAACATGGCTGCTTGTGGCTGGCGTGCCAAAGCGCCTGCTTCCCGAACTGCGCTGGGGCAAGACACCGCAGCGGCTGCACCCTCGCGCCGTGGAGTTGCACGGCTACGAGAAAGCGCGGCGCATTGGAATGATGGCGATGGTGGGCGGCAATGACAAAACTGCGATTCGCAACGGCACGCCGCCTGAGTTCCGAGACTTGCTGATTGAGATTGCGCGCAGCGCAGTGAACCCGGTGGAGCAAGGTGCCGCCGCGCTGGCCCTGTTGAAGCGCATCCGCTACCACGCGCAGCGGCACGCGCTGCCGCGAGACTGGCTGACGGCAGCAGACGAGGTTTTAGGCACTTGGCATGCGGTGAAACTCACCCATTCCGAGATAGGCGCATAACGCCAGGTTAAGCGGGAGACAACAGCCGTGACCAAGTATGAAGACGCGCAAGTGGTGGCCGCTGTTGGCTCTCCGCTTGAACCGACAGTTAGCCGTCATGCCGCGCCGCGCGTGATAGCGCAGTTTTCCTGCGGCGCTGCCTCGGCGGTGGCTACCAAGATGGCGCTGGCCCAGTACAAGGGCGCAGAGGTGGTGATTGCCAATGCGTTTTTGGTGGAAGAGGATGAAGACAACCGCCGCTTCTTGGCCGACTGCGAAGACTGGTTCGGTCAGCGCGCCCTGCAACTGCGGGATGAGAAGTACGGGGCCAGCGCCGACGAGGTGTGGCGGCGCAAGCGGTTCATGAAGGGGCGCAAGGGTGCGCCGTGCTCTGGCGAACTGAAGCGCAAGGTGCTGGACAAGGTGAAACGCCCCGACGATGTGCTGATATTTGGCTTCACCGCCGAAGAAGCAGACCGCTTCGATGACTTCCAAGAGCGCAACCCGCAACTGAAAGCCACTGCGCCGCTGGTGGAGAACGGGATTGGGAAGGCCGACTGTCTTGCGATGGTGCAGCGGGCCAGCATCAAGCTGCCGCTAGCCTACCGCCAGGGCTACAGCAACGCGAACTGCACCGGCTGCCCCAAGGGCGGCGAGGGCTACTGGAACCACGTTCGCAAGGTTCACCCGCTGGTGTTCCGTGCGCGCCTGGAGCGGCAGGAATCCATCGGCCCAGGCGCGTACTTCTTCCGCGACCGCGACACCGAAGAACGCTTCGGGTTGAAGGACTTGGACCCGAAGGCGGGCCGCCACGATGAACCGATGCCAGCGTGCAGTTTCTTCTGCGAGCTGGGCGAACAAGAGTACGCCGCCTCATGACGGCTAACGTTTGAGCTAACCGGAAAACCCGGCAGCTACAGAAGATGATAGGCGCCACGGTGCCGCCTGCCGGGGTTTTCCGGTTGAGCGAATGGTTAGGCCACGCATTGGTGGCAAGTGAGGAACGACATGAGAAGCACACTGTTGGCTGCAACCGCGTTGTCGGTGATGGCTGGTATGGGAGCGATTTCGCAGTCAATGCCTGCACCGCGCAAGGACAGCAACCGCGACTACAGGGACGCAGACATTGAGCGCGCCTTCGCTCGAAACGAGCGCCCGGCACCAGGCCCCGAAGAAGTGAAGCGTGCGGCGGTGCGCGCCGAGATTGCAGCGCACAACGCCGAAGTCGAGCGCCGCAAGGCCGAGAAGCGCGCTCGCAGGCTGACCCGCTGAATTGCGGGGCCTAACGTTGCCGATGAGGCGGGGCAAACGGCCGCGCCGTGATGGCAGATGAACAAACCGCCCCGCCGTTTGACCTCGCCTCGATTGGCGGGTTAGGCGTGGCGAACGAAGCGAAAGGACATGGAATGACTGAATGGACCAAGCCGGAATACAGGGTTGTGCGCGACAACTACAACGGCTATGAGGTGCAGATTCGGCGCTGGTGGCATTGGCCGTTTTGGTGGCAAGCGGCTGGGAGCAACACCCACTCAAGCGTGGAAGCCGCAGAGACGTTTGCGGAGGGGCACGCACGCGCACGCGGCCCCGTGAAGCATCTCGGGAGGCTGGGCGCCTAACGTTTGAGCTAACCGGAAAACCCGGCAGCTACAGAAGATGGAAGGCACCACGGTGCCGCCTGCCGGGGTTTTCCGGTTGAGCGAATGGTTAGGCCTGGTGGCCGAAGGGGAAGACGATGGAATTTGCTATGGGGATTTTGATTGGGTTTCTGCTGATGATGCTCTTGATTGGCATTGCCGTCTGGGGAATGCACATGGGCCTTGAACTTGCTGTGGACGGCACAAAGAAGAAAGGCCACTTCTGCGCCTATGGCAAAAAGTGGAAAGTTGTTGAGACACCCGAGGCCTAGGGGCCTAACGTTTGAGCTAACCGGAAAACCCGGCAGCTACCGAATATGCAAGGCGCCACGGTGCCGCCTGCCGGGGTTTTCCGGTTGAGCGAATGGTTAGGCCTGGCGGCCGAAGGGGAAGAACGATGACAAGCTGGATTCTGGTACTCACGATTTTGACCAGCGGCCACGGCGCAGCACTGACAAACGTGCCCGGCTTCACGGCGCAGCAAGACTGCGCGGCAGCAGCAGCCGAGTGGCTCCGCGCAATGAACGCCCAGCCCGGAGGCTTCCGCTACTACAGCGCAATCTGTCTGCCGCAGAAGAGGGCCTAACGTTGCCGGTAACCGGATTGACCCGGCTTGCCGGGGCAATTCCGGTTGAGCGGCGTGTTGGGCGTTGTTGCCGGAGCGCGTGTCTTTACATTGGTGGCAGTACGAAAACACTAGACAAGGCGCATTGTTGGCAGTACATTAACACCACTGCAGCAAGTCGCCGCAGCAACCCACAGGAGAGCAACATGACAGAAGTTCAAGCCCTGCAAGCCGAAGCCACCCGCCAAGATGCGATTGCTCAGGCCCTGCGCGCCGATGTGCAAACCGCAGAAGCTGCCGCCGCCGCGATCACGGACCAAGATTCGACCGAAGCAGGCATTGCCTGGGCGCGTGCGGGCGGATTGCGCCACGCAATGGACGAAGCCATCGAAGCCATGCGCAAGGCTCACCGCGATGCAGCTGACATCGAAGACCCGGACGGCCTGCGGGCGGAAGCATGAACCAAGCCCCGGAGAAAGCCAAGCCGGGGCGCAAGCCCCTGGCCGATGGCGAGGGCAAGACGGCCCGCGTGCAACTGAAGCTCACGCCGGCCGACAAAGCCGATTGGCTGGCAAAGGCAGCCGCTGCCGGTTTGACGCTGCAGGCGTGGGTAGAGAAGCGGTGCAGCGGTAAGCGATGACGCCCAACTAGTCGATATGCCAACTTTCCAAACTCCGAACCGATGGCGCCGCTACAACGCCACACCAGGCGCACACCAGCGCCGGCAGCGTGCGCGGGAAGCCGCCAGCATTGCAGGCCCCGCGCCGGCCTACCCGCCGACCGCCCCACTGCATGGCGACTGGCTGGGCGGCTGCATCAACGGACAGACCGTGATCGTGCGGCTGATGCGCGATCCGTCGCACAGGTCAGACCAATGGGCCGCCGAGATCGACGGCGGAACGGTGGCCGATGCTGCTGGCTTGACGCGGCTGTGGGCGCTGCTGCATCCGCGCTGGGGCAAGGCGCCGAGCAAGCGGGCATTGGCGACGATGCAAGAACGCTGGACCGACCGAGACGAACACGACGCCGCAATGGCGTGAGGACACCATGAGCAACACTGACGAACTTTGCGCCGCTGCACAACAGGCCCTGGTGGCAATGGAGAAGTACCCGGTCACGGTGAATCACTGGAAAGCGGTGCTGCTGCCTGCCGCTGATGCACTGCGCGCCGCCCTGGCGCAGCAGCCCGCCGCCCCTGACCGCTGGAATGAGGGGTTCAAGCACGGCCAGTGGCTGGCGAAGCACTCCGCCCCTGTTGTGGAGCGCGCAGACTCTGCAACGCCTGTTGTGGAGCGTAGCGCCGGGAATGTGAGCGACAACGCCGCCCCTGTGGCGCCTGCCCGCTGGTACTGCGTGACCAACTACGGAGGCGCCACGCTGTGCACTGGCCGCGACGATGCCGCCGAGGTGGCGGCCGAGCAGGACATCGCCATTCCGCGCCATGGGCCGCACCGGGCCGTGATGCTGGCAGAAGTGCCGCCTGCGCGAGTGCCGCTGACCGAGGCGGAGATTGCGTCAATGCAGCGCAAAGCAAACACAACCGGCGTTCAGTTTTTACAGTCGTCAACCGTGCGATGGATCGTTCGCGCCATCGAAGCCGCCCACGGCATCACGGCGCAAGGAGAACTGAAGTGACCGACGCACTGCACATTGCTGACGGCTACTCAGCCCGCCCCTACGGTGACGGCTACATCATCCACCACGAAAGCGGAGGCGCCTGGGCGGCTGATCTGGCGATGGTTGCCGCCGTGCTGGAGATTGCCCGCCTGCGCGCAGCCGACGACGCCCACCGTGCCGCATTTGCAGCGATCTACACCGCGCTGCAACCGGCTGACCCCGACCGCGCCACATGGCCGGCTGAGATTGCCCGCCTGCGCGCCATGCTGGCCGCCGTCATTGTTGGGAACCGGACATCATGAGCACCCTGCTGGAGGTTCTGGGCCTGGTGCTGCTGATCCTGCTGGTGGTCGCCCTGTGGTTCGTGTTCCGAGGCGACCCGAGCCTGATCGATCTGTGGCACCGGGCCGCGATGCAGGCCGCTGGAGGTGTGCGGTGAAGGTCAGGATGATCAAGCGGCGCCACGACCGGCGCACCACCTTCAAGGCGCTGCTGTGGGCCGGCATGAACGACGAAATGCGCTGGCACACGCTGGAGTACGACGGCGATGACCCATGGGACGACGACATGCCCGGCGACGCATGCCTGCACTGCCACGGCGACGGCATGGACCCGGACTGCGACTACCTGTTGCAGTGCCCGGACTGCGGCGGGAGTTGGTGATGGCGGCAGTAACGCTGCATTTCCGAGCCGACCGCCTGCACAAGACCTGCGGCGTGTGCGGGGCGGATCTGAACCGGCGCGTCAGCCGCTGGTGGCTGACGAACTGCTGGACGGCCGACCCGAAGGAATACCGCGCGCAGCAGAGCTGCCACCCGGCAGAGACTGTGCGGCCCTGCGGAGTACTGGACCGCAGCAAGACGCCCAACCGACGGAGATAAGCCGCCGGCCGCCGGCCGCCTGCGGGCGGTCGGCTTGATCGACCTGTTCGGCCTCTGGCGCCGAAGCGAAAGGACTGTGATGAGCCTGAACTACCGAGAGACTGACGACGAGTGCCCCGGTTGCGGAGCGACTGCCCGCGGCAGGCGAGACAACAAGCCGAACTCTCCGCAGGGGTTGAGCGAGTGCCCGCAATGCGGCGCAGAGAAATGCTGCATGTGTGACATGGGCGATGACGTGGAATGCGCCTCGTGCGACCTAGGCGACGAGTAGGGCCTAACGTCATGCTAGCCGGCGCGTAGCGTCCGGCTGAGCTGGGGTTGGGCGGCTGTGCGACGAAGCGAAGGACGAATGATGAGCATGGACTACATCCGCCGCACCTACGGTGTGCCGGCCAAACGCGGGATGACCGTCACCATCTGCGGCGACGGAACGCGCTTCCAGGCGCGCATCGTCGGGTCTCGCGGGCAGTACCTGCGGCTATGGATTCCAGGCGGCAAGCGCTCGCACCTGTACCACCCGACCGATTCGCTGGAGTACCCGGCCGCAGCAAAGGGCAAGACGCCCAACGGCTGAACTCACCGGACGGCCCGGCCTGCCGGGCAGGTCCGGTGCAGTGACGTGTTGGGCGGCTGGTTGATTGACGAACAGGAACAAGCATGCTGAAACCTGAACACCTAGACGGCGCACTGCGGCAAGAACAGATGCAGGAGCGGGCGGATTGGAGAGCCGCCAACGAACCCGGCAGCGCGTCAGCTTCTCCATGGGAGCGCGGGCGCCTGGATGCGCTTGCCGGCAAAGCGGCGCCCGACCTTGTGCGCCCGGACGGCGCGTGGTCGGCACGGCTGTACGCGGCGGGGTGGGATCGCGGGGCGGAGCGGCGCAAGACGACCAACGTTTGAGCTAACCGGACCGGCCAGGCGCCGGGATGGTGACAGATGAACAGGACGGACCGCCTGGCTGGGTCCGGTTGAGCGAATGGTTAGGCCCGGCTCAGAAGCGCGCCAAGAATTGACCGCTGCCCTGGACAAAAGCGGCAGTGTGGTGCTGATAGACGTGGATGGCGAAATCCTGTTTTACGCGGCAGACGGCAAGATGAAGGTGCAGCGGCTGGGCCAGGAGTGCGAGGGTTGCATTGCTGCGAATATGAAGCTGGCCGATGCTGTGGCGCAGGCATGGAACGCGAAACTCAAGCGCGCCGCTGACCCAACGAACAGCCGCCCGCGCTGTGGTCTTGGGGCCTAACGCTTGAAGTGAGGCGCCTTTGACGGCGCGAAGAAAGGACGACGATGAACCAACATGACACGCCGGCAAAGGTCGCCTCGACTGATGGGTTAGGCCCGCTGGTTGCTGACGCGCTGACAGCCGCAGACGAATACGCGGAAGCAGCCGGCCACGCCGAGTGCTGGACGGGCACGCGCGCCAGCTACAACCAGCACCTAGCCGATGCGCGCACCAAGGCGCGCCAGGCCATTGATGCGGCCGTGGCCGCAGAGCGCGGGCGGTGGGAAGCCTTGCTTGAAGATCGCGCCCAGATTCATGGCGAGTCGTCGCGCATCTATGCGCGCCTAGCGAGCGCTGTGCGCGCCGGGGCCGGTGACATTGTTTTGGGGCAACTGCTTCGCGCCGAGGTGCAGGGAAGAGGGCCTAACGGCTGAACTCACCGGACCGGCCAGGCGCCGGGGTGGTGACAAACGCGGACCCGCCCCGCCTGGCTGGGTCCGGTGCAGTGATGGGTTAGGCCTGGTGGCCGAAGGGGAAGAACGATGGACATGCGACAGACGCTGCCGGAACTGTGGCGCAGTCACGATGGCTTGTGGTGGATTGGGCAGGCCGTGGCGTTGATGCTGGCCCTGTCGCTTCTGTTCAACGGCTACGGCGGCCCCGTTGCTGCGGCTGTTGGCTACGCGCTGGCAGTGCTGGTTGACATCCGCGAGGCGGTGTCGAAGCGGGCCTAACGGCTGAACTCACCGGACCGGCCGGCCTGCCGGCTGGGTCCGGTGCAGTGGGTTAGGCGTGGTGAACGAAGGGGAAGAACGATGCAATGCAAGAACTGCGGCAAGGCCGCCGACCAGCACAACGCCAAAACTCGGGCATGCCCCGGCGGCCGGAAGCACCGGACGCACGGTTACCCGTGGTTCCACCAGACGCAGGTTTTTGAAGCGCACAAGCAGTGCCCCAACAAGCGTGGCGGTGTGTGCGGCAAGGCTGGCCCGTGCTTGAGCCCAGCATGTGGTGGCTGACGCCTAACGTTTGAGCTAACCGGAAAACCCGGCAGCTACCGAATTGAGAAGCGCTGCGGCGCGGCCTGCCGGGGTTTTCCGGTTGAGCGAATGGTTAGGGCTGTTGTTGGAGAAACGTGATGAACAAGCGCTTCGTGCGCTGGGCCGGCCTCAAACACCCGGCCACGCTGGGCGGCGATGTCGTCGAGCGCTGGCTAGGGCCCCGATCTATTGCCTGACAACACCTTGCAGCGGCACCACCCTGCCCGCTCATTCAGGCTCGGCCTGCAGCCCTGCTGGCACGCCGTGCCGCCACCTGGCTGCAGACAGGGTCAACCACACCAGCACCGCAAGCACCAGCACCGTCTTGCCAGCCATCGCCGGCAGCACCAGGCTGAAGCTGAGCCCCGCGAACATCACCAGGTGCTGCATGCGCACTGGCGCCGGCGTGGCCCGCGTCATCTTGGCAGCGCGGCAAATGATGGAGAACATGGCCATGATGGTGGCCACAGCCTGGGTGATCAACAACAGGTCAGCATTCATTGATCAACCCCAAGGCGACAGGTGATGAATTTCTTGGCCAGGCCGCCGGCCCAGGCTGCAACGCCCGGCCAGTCGTGCCCGATGTACGCAATGCCGCCACTGATGGGCACCAGCAGGTAGCGCGGGTCGATCTGCAGGCCGGCCTGGTCGAATGCGTCCGAGGCAAGCGCAGCCAGCGCACCGGTGAGCAGCACCGACAGCATGGTCAGCAGCAAGATGAAGCCAAGCGCCTGCATGCGGGTGCTGCCCTCTCGGCGCATCTCGGCGCCGACGGCGCCCACTAGGGCCGATGCGATGATCACCGCATAGGGGCCGGCGTAGCGTGCCACCTCGTCACCAGCCAGCGCACCAATGGCGACAACTGCAACGGTCACCACGTCGAGCTGGATCTGTTCTGCTGGTGGCGTCATTTCGTCCCTTTGACCATGGCTTGCCGATACACCACCAGGGCGGCCAGGGCGCCCAAGCTGAGCCCGATCAGCCCCATGGGCAAACCGAATCGATCACTGCACCGGCTGCCGGTGTCCACCGGCCACGGCTCCAGCATCCACAGCAGGCCGCAGCCCACCACCTGGGCATCCTCGAAGCACCACCAGAGCGACGCCGCAGTGACGGCCCAGCTGCGGTATGCCAGGGCCACCAGCGCCAGCAGTACCAGCCGGCCCAGGGCACTGCCCATGTTCCATGCTTCGGCCTGCAGCGCCTCTGGTACGTGCCCCCAGGCGTAGAAGACCACCCAGCAGCACAGCAACATCAGCGCGGCCGGCACATGGTGCGGCTGCCGCTCCCACCGATCCAGCAGATCGAGCAGCTGAGCCCAGGCGGTGCGCGGCGTGATGGGGCGCAGCCAAGCCATGGCAGCGCGGGCCGCTCGCATCACTTGGGCACCACCGGCTTGGTGGGGCCGCCGCCGCCGCGCTGGGCTTGCTGGTCTGGGTCGTCCTTGTCCCGCATCCTCATACTGCGCAAACCTCTGATGCAAATGGCCACGACAACGGCTGCAACAAGAATGCAGCGGCCATAAATTAGATACATGCTTGCTCCTTAAACTTGGGCCGTCATCTTGAGGGTGGACTTGAAATGTCGCCTGCCGGGCAACAATGGCGCATGAAAGCTATCAACCTGCCCGGAGTCCTTGTCGCCGCCATCATGACCGCTTGCGGTGGTGGTGGTGGTGGAGACCTGCAAAACACGCAGGCTGCGGCTTGCGTCCCAAAAATGCCGGTGCGGCTGTTGATGTTTGGGGATTCGACGTTCAGCGGCACCGGAGCATCCCAGGATTTGAACGGAAACCTGACATACGCTCCAGCGCCAATCATCCAGCGTGCAATGGACCTGCAGTTCGGAGCTGGCGCTGTGCAGGTGCTCAATTACTCGGTGATGGGCAGCTCCAGCGCTGATTTGGTGGCGGGTATCGATGGCGTCAATGCACCGTGGCCCACGCCGGCGTTGGGTGGAGACATCGCCATCATCAACCATGGGATCAACGACCAGTTGCGCCAAACGCCCATTGCGGCATACCGGGCGAACCTTGCGGCCTTTACCGCAGTAGGCATTCCCGTGGTGCTGCAGACGCCAAACCCCACGTTTCGCGGCTGGGAAAGCGTCGCCCACATTCAGGCTGTGCGGGACACCGCGGCAGCTGCTGGCCGCACGCTGGCCGACGTGCACGGGTACATGAGTGGTCTCGCCAACGCTGCGCAATACTTCCCCGACGGAGTGCACCCGAACGACGCCGGGTATCAGCTGATCGTCAACAACGTGACGCTGCCGGCCTTGGTGCCCCTGGTCGCTAAGCTGCGCTGCCAGTGAATTCATGAGCCGTACAGCACCAAGCTGAATCCGCTGTCGGCCGCGACACCCGACGAGTTGAACAACTGGATTCGCACCTGGGTTGTACTCACCCGCAAAACGCGCACCTCGCTTGCGCTGTGCGATCCAGCAACCGCCCGTATACGGCCGGCAGTCGAGGCAATAGGGTGCGACGCGGTGAGAGAAACATCCCCAGTGCCGTTGCGTGACAAGACAAGACCAGGGTCGCTGCTGTCGGAGATCGACCCCGACCCGGTGGTGTCCCCGCACATTGATAGCCTGGGCGATGTCTTGCCGCCGCGAAACTCGGTTTCCGTGACGATCTTGTCGCCCGCTGCGCCACCGCTGACCTGGTTGTCGTAGAAAGTGACTGAGCCGTCCGCCGGCAGGGAGTTTGAAACGGCGGTTGTGTCAAACAGCACATATGATGAGCCAGACTTTGTAATACCGCTGTTTATCACCTTCAGGCCACGGGTGGCACCAGTGGATATTTGCCATATTGCGCTGCAGGTGTTGTTGTAAATGGCAATACCGTCGAACACCACTGGCGTAGTACAAGCGCCAATCACAATAAGCCGGTTCGTCGCTGCGCACCCCTCAATCCAGTTCGCCCCGATGAACTTGAGTAGCTGAATATTGACGGCCGACAGAACTACACCGCCCTGCTCAAAGTCGTTGCTGTCAAACAGCCAGGCTGCCCCCCCACTCAAATCAATGCCGGCTTGGGTAAGAGACCCACAGCGCTGGAAAATGCAGTTCCTTACAGTGTTGAGATTGGTGTAATTTGCGGTCGACGGCGCAAAATGTGAGCGAATTGCGACGAAAGTGCTAGCACCGGCTGCAGGCGGCGTACCGACTCCGTAATACCCAAATGTGCTTTTTTCGATGGTTGCAAAAATAAGATCGGCATTAACACCATATGCCATGTCGTAGTCAAAATCGCAATACGTGATGTGCGGCCTGATCAGATACCCTTCCAACGCGCCGCCGCCAGCACCGACAGCTACCCCTGTGCAGCCTGCCCCCATGAACCGGATGTTCTGCACAACCGGGTCAAAATTTGTCGGAGGAAACTCAAAAATTGTGATTGCGGAAGTGCCATTGATTTTGGCACCCCGCCGACTCAACCCATAAATCTGCGAGTCAGTACGCATCACCAGCTTGGTGCCAGTGTTAAACAGACCATCAGGAAAAATTAACACTGGCTCGGCGGTGATTGCCGCCTGCAAACTGCTGTAGAGGTTGGTGGTTGATGTACCGGCAACGATGGCCGCCCACTCGGCCGGCGCGATGTATCGCAGAACATTGACGCCGCTGGCACGGGTCAAATAGTTGACCTGCTGCACGGCCTCAAAAATCTGAGAACGCGCCACACGCGGAGAATCCGTCCCGGCATCAAGATTTGCTGTAGAAATGTCTGCCATACATCACCCGTAAATTGTGGCGAACGCTCTGAATATAGCCGGATCAGCGCCGGCAACTGTCCAGCGCACTTTTATAAACTGAGCGCTAAACGCGCCGCTTGGAATAGTCGACCAACTTGTGTAGGTTATTCCGTCTGTGCTGCTGCTGTACTCGGCAGTGGCTGTTCCGTTTACAACCTGACTTGCGCGCAACCGGATAGATTGAACGCTGCCAATGTCAATTACTGAGTGCTCATAAACGATTGGAGATGCGGGAGTTCCGGCCCACGTCAACCATGCGTCCCACGTCAAAGGAATAGTATCCCAATCCTCAACACCAACGTTATCAAGATAGTATTCTTGAATGTAGCAGTCTGTTTTTGTTCCTGGCCATCCAATAGGCCCGCAATCGACCATTGAAATGAGTGTTGAAAACCCTGCCTGGTCAAATAGTGCCGTCAAGTAGCGCGGTAAAACTGATTCATTTCCAGTTGAATCAATTGCTTTGATTGCAAGCGTCCATTCACCGTCTCCTGGCATTTGCAGCATTGCGCTACGGGCCACGCGCGGCGCTTCAAACAGTGGCGTCATGGCTGCCCAAGCGGTTGATCCTGCTATATCCACATAGCGAGCCACGAAGCCCGCCAAATCAACAGGTGCGGCTGGGTAATCCCAAAAATACGAGCGGCCCAGGCGAGGGTTTTCGACCACTGTGAAGCGGGCCACATCCGGCGGCGGCTCCGTCTTTCCAATCACGATGTGCGTGACAGTATCAGACTGCCCGCGGAAGCCGCCGTCATTCACCGCCCAGGCCTCGATCACCAGACGGTCGCGGTCTTGCACGCCCAGCAGGTATACGCCCGAGTCCGCGGCGTCGGCCTGCACCTCGTGCCAGTCGACATCAGGGCCCACGCGGCGCCAGCGCACCACCACACGACCCAGGCCGTCTTTCAGGTAGGCGCCGGTCAGCGGCGCCCACGACACCCACACGCGCGTGGTGATGGTGCCGTCGCTGGCGCGGATCAGGTGGTCAGTGCCGCTCTGCGGGGTGGCCAGCTGCAGCTGCTCCACCAGCCACGGCGGCGGCAAGTTGGTGTTGGGCGTGGGGTCTGCCGTCACCGCATCGACCAGGTCGTATGCGTCTTCAGCATCTTCCTGCAGCGCCAGGGTCACAGGCGCCGTCAGGCCGAACTGCCAGTCGGTCACGCGGTAGGCCTTGGGCGTGGTGATGCCGTACTCGGTACTGGTGACGGTGACGCGGTCGCCAATCTGCAGCGGCCAGGCGCGCAGCTTGGCCGGGTACTGGATGACCTGGCTGTTGCGTGCCCGCTCCACCAGCACCCGGGCGATGTTGGTGCAGTGGTGCTTGCCGTTGGTGAACGGCAGGGCCACGTCGCGCCACAGCGGCTCACCGTCGGCCGTCACGAACGTGCTGTTCTGGTAGGGCTCAAAATCCGTCGGGCTGGCGCTGTCGGGGCCGATGTAGGTGCCGCGCACGCCGTTGAACAGCTCGTCGATGCCGGCGCCGGCCTGGATCACCTCGATCTGGCCGTCCAGGTCATCGTCGGTCAGGGCCATCACCGGCGCTGTCCACGCACCGGCCAGAATCTGCCACTGGGCGCCGTAGATCGCAAAGCCGGCCATGCTGTCGGCCAGCGTGTCCAGCACGGTTTCGCGGCCATCTTCGGTGGTGGCCACGCCGTTGCAGCGGTAGGTGCGGTCGCTGGCGGTCACGCCACCGATGTCGGTGGTGATGGTCACGTCGCAGGCATTGGCCGCCGCGATGGTGAAGGCGTCCAGGATGTCGGCGTTGTCGTGCGCCATGCCGTACTCGCCCACGATCCAGTCACGGATGCACAAGGCGGGGTTGTCGATCCATTCCCAGGTGCTGGGCGTGGCGTAGCGGTGGCTGCCGCTGCCGCCGTTGGTGCTGTCCTTGCGCGGGTCATACAACTTCTTGCCCCGCACGCGGCAGGTCAGCGCCGGCGGCCCGCCCTGGAAGCGCTGGTCCTCCAGGTCCAGCGTCACCACCAGGTACGCGCAGCCGCGCAGGCGGTGGCTGGCGTCCCACTCGGTTGGCACCACGCTGGTCAGGTAGGCATCCACGGTCTGGCTGTCGCTGCCCAGGTGCTTCTGCACCCTGATCACGGCAGGGCTGACGCTGGTCTTGTAGACCACCGTCACCGGCGCATCGCCCAGGCTGTCAGTCACCGTCAACGTGAGCCCGCCACCGCTGATGGCCACGGTGCGGTCCTGATCGTAGGTGTTGTAGTTGTCGCCCGGCGACACCGCGCTGACGATGGCCGTGGCCGCAGCAGTCAGCGTGGTGCTGCCGCTGAATGTCACGGTCACCAGCTTTTCAGCGGTGCCTGTGGTCCAGTCGCTGCCAGTGGCGTAGCCGCTGCCATCCAACGCGCCCAGCGGCACGCCGTCGATGAACAGGTCACCCAGCGCATCAACCTCGTGCGACGCCATCAGGATGACCATGTGCTTCAGTCCGTCGGGCTTGATGCTGTCGGCACCCCAGGTGCCCACCGTGGTCTTGTCGCTGGTGAAGATGGCTACCACGCTGCCGCCGGTGATGCACTCACCGTAGACGATGCGCCAGGGCGGCGTGGCCTGCAGCAGCGACACGCTGCGGTCAGCCACGCTGGCGTTGTACCGGCGGGTGGCGTCGCGCTGGGCGGCCTTGGCACGGCGCCGGGCGTCGATGCCGCCATAGATCTGCAGGCCCAGCAGGGCGTAGCCGCCGTAGGTCGTCACCAGGCCCAGGATGGTGCTGGCAGCGGCAGCGCCCACCGTGCTGGTGAGGAACGTGGCGGCCAGGGTCAGCGGGTCAGCCTGCGCGGCGGCGGGCATGCCCAGCAGGGCGCAGGCGGCGGCCAGTTTGGTCAGCATGGGTCGCATGGGGCCGCCTTGATGTGCCAGGCTGCGGCGGCCTGTGCCATGCCGATGTGGGCCACGCCGGCTGCAGTGAGCACGGCGGCCGTGCGGCCGACGCAGATGCCCAGCGTCTGGCCGCCGTCACGCTCGATCAGCACCACGTCACCGGGGCGGGCCACAGCGGCGGGCACGGGGTCACGCGCCAGGGCGGCTGTCACGGCTGCGCGCAGGCTGCCACCCAGTCGGCACAGCACGCGCCGCGAGTGGGCCAGGTTACGCACTGCGGGCGCAGGCAGCGGGCGGTGTTCAACCGCCTGCACCCAGCCGGCGGCAAACTGCGCGCAGTTGCGGGCCTGCCAGTCAAACGGCGGACTGGCGGCCAGGTAGGCGCTGAGGGCGGATGCGATGGACTGGTGCGCCATGGTCATCACCGCTGCTGGAAGCGCTTGGTCAGCCACACGGCGGGCTTCTCGATCAGCGTCTGGATGTACTCGAACCCGTTGTCACCGGGGTAGCGCACCACGTGCTGGGCGTGCGTGTGGCGTAGCCCCGTGCCGGCGCGCGACCGGTTGGCACCGGCGCGGCTGCACAGCATCTGGATGCTGCCCGAGCTGCTGCCCTCTTTGCTGGTGGTGCGCTGCACCCGCACCTTGTTCATGTAGCCGGCCCACCGCGCCACGGGGGCGCCCACGGGCTCGAAGTTTTCGCCGATCAGCTGCAGCCACAACCTGGCCGGCCGGTTGCGGTAGTTCTCCACGTTGCCGATGACAGACGCCAGCATGGCCGTGCTGACCAGCGCCAGCCCCAGCGTGATGTCGCCGGGGGCGCCGTCTTCAGACTCACGCACGCCGTCCACCCCCACCAGTGAGCCGTAGCCCGCCCAGGTGTAGCCGCCTGACGTGATGTCCACCGCGTTGGTGGTGTAGCGCACCATGCCGCTGGCAAAGTCAAGCGCCACCAGCCACTGCACGCCACGCACGGCGGCATTGATCTGGGTCTGGGCGGCGGTGTCCAGGATCAGCATGGCTCAGGCCCGCCAGTCTTCGAGCAGGTCGAAGGCGAAGCCACCCACATCACTGCTACCCGGCACGCCCTGCCAGGCCTGGCTGTCGCCGGTGAGCTTGTAGTGCGCCACGGGCTTGTCCCAGGTGACGGCCGCGCCGCTGCTGATGGCCTGGCGCAGGGGCGGCTCGATGCTGACCACCAGCTGCCCCGCGTCGTTTTCGGCGATGGCATCGGCCGTCACCATGCAGTAGTGGCTGCCCACGCCGGTGCCGATTTGCAGCATGTCACCAGCCAGCAGGGTGGCGGGCGTGTAGCTGCTGGCGCTGGCTGCCGGCCACACGTTGCAGCCCCACACCACGGCGCTGCCGGTGGTCGTCAGATCCTGCGTGGACACTCCATAGGGCGCCCAGGCCGGGAACAGGTAGAAGTGCGCCGACGTGTGCCCGGTGGCGTTGTTGGCCAGCGTGGCCTTGAACAGCCAGTAGGCCCCGGCGTCGGTGACGGTGCCAGACCCGAAGAGGACCGCCCCGGTGTCGGTGTTCAGCCGCACATAACTGCTGGCCGGCGTGCCGCCGCCCTGGAACTCCAGCACCATCACAAACGTGGGCGCGGTGCCGCCAGTGGTCTTCAGCACGTGGCAGCTGAACTGGTACAGCGTGGTGTCGTCGGGCACGCTGATGGTCTGCCGGTCATACCGCGCGGCCACGGCGCTGGCATCGGTCAGCGTGTCAGCCGTGGTGGTGCCATCGGGCGCCGCATGCGTGTTGGCGGTGACTGTGGCGCCAGACAACGTCCATGCCGCAGCACCCAGCGCCGACCCAGCCAACAACAGGTTGTTGGACGCCCTGGCGCCGCTGATGTTGACTGCGGTGGCGCCGGCTGCCGCCGTGCTGGCCAGCGTCATCGACCCGCGGGCGGTGCCGCGCGGCGCGGGGCTGGTGATGTCCCACATGGCCAGGTGGTTGATGCGCCCGCGCAGGCCCAGGGCGGCGCCTTTCCAGCGGGCAGCATCAGCGGCCACCAGCGCTGGCACGCTGCCCATGCGCAGGCGCCAGCGCGGCGGGGCACCCAGGCGGGTGGCGCTGTGGCCGTTGCCGTCGCTTTGCTCGGTGATGTCGAAGCGCTGCTGGCCCAGCTGCCAGGCCGCAATCTGCAGGGCCATCTGGTCAGTCAGGGTGATCACCGCCATGTCACAGCACCCCCATGCGGTGCAGCTCGGCCAGCTGCGCGGCGTTGCCGGCGGCCACGGCGCGGGCGATGTCTTGCCGCACCTGGGCGGCGTCGGTGCGGCTGTCGACGTTGATGGTGGTCACCGGCGCGTAGGTCATGCCAGCCCGGCCGCCGCCAGCCGCCTCAGCGGCGGGCACCACCCGCTCACCCTTGTGCAGCAGGGCGCGGAAGTTGTCGTGCGGCACGTAGTCCATGCCGGTGGCCAGCGGCGTGGCCACCCGGTCGAAGCGGGCGAAGTCGCCGGTGGAGCCGGTGCCGTCGCCCACAGGCACGCCACCGCCGAACAGGCCTCTCGCCGCGCCCAGCAGGTTGCCGAACAGGCCGCCGGTGCCGGTGCTGCCCACCAGCTGCGTGGCCAGCGCGTCGGCCAGGTTGCTGGTGACGCGGGTGAACACCGCATTGCCCAGCGCATCGGCAAAGGCCCGCACGGGGTTCTTGCTGTCCCTGAAGGCGGCGACCAGCGCATCACGCACGCCGGTGTAGGTGTCGCTCACCAGGGGCTTGGTGGTCTCGGCCGACAGGGCGCTACTTTCAAGCTGCAGGGCGGCCCGCTCGCGCAGCAGGGCCGCCTGGGCCCGCAGCTCGGCGCTGTGCTCGCTGGTGGTGGCGATGCTTTCCAGCTCGTCAGCCCGGCTGCGCAGGCGGCTGTTCTGCAGCTGGGCGTAGGCCTGGGCGCCCAGGCGCAGCGCCAGGTTCTGTTCGCGCTGGGCGGCCACCTGGTCCTGCAGGCGCACGGTGTCGGCGCCAATGTCGGCCGCGATCTGTTCGCGGTCTTTCTGCATGTCGGCCTGCAGCTGGGCTTCACTCTTCTGCAGGGCCAGCTGCTGCTGCTGGCCGTTGATCAGTTCCAGCTGCTGGCGCAGACGCACCTTCTCGGCATCGGTCAGGCTCAGCGTGCCGTCGCGCAGGCGGATCATCAGATCGAGCGCTTCTTTCTCGGCCGCGCTCAGCTGCTGGCCTTGCAGCAGCTCGGCTTGCTGCTGGGCGCTGCGCACACCCAGGCGCTCAAACAGCTTCTGCACCTCGTCGGCGTGGCGCTTGGCAGCGTCGGCGGCGGCCTTGCTGGCGGTGGCGGCGTCATTGCTGAACCGCACCTGGCCCAGTGGCTCACGGCCGGCCAGCCGGTCGATGCGCGCGTCTTCACGATCCTGGTCGGACCGGCTGATGCTGCCGCCACGTAGGGCTGCGCGGGCCTGCAGGGCGCGGTCGGTAGCGCCCAGAACGCGCCGCTCGAAGTCGTCGAGCGCGGTGCGGTTCTCGGCCGCGTCTCGCACCATCTGGCGGCGCACCTCAGCCGCGCCGGCCAAGTTGCCGCTGGCCAGCAGGGCTGCCTGTGCAGCGATGCCGCCGATCTCGGTGCCGACGCCCTTGAACACGAACGCCACGTTGGCACCCAGCACCAGCAGTGCTTCCATCACCATGCCCAGCCCGCCGATGGCCACGGCCATGACATCGAGCTGCCCGCCCGCCGTCTTGGCACCGCCGGCCAGGTAGTCGCTGAAGCTGCGGCCAAGGTCGCCCGTCAGGTCGTGCACGTCGATCAGCGTGGGCAGCAGGCCCAGGCCCAGTTCGCGTTTGAGCGCATCGACCCGCGCCCGGGTGCCCTCCACGCTGTCGTTGTACCGATCGGCCATGGCGGCCTGCTCGGTGGTGACGGTGGCCACCAGCTCACCGGCGCCGGCCAGGTCTTTCATGAAGGGCAGCAGCCGCGCACCTTCACGCCCCAGCAGCGTCATGGCCACTGCGCTCTTGCCGGTGCCATCCTCGAACCGGCCCATGGCCTGGGCCAGCGCAAGCAGCTGCTGGTCGCCCTGCAGTTGCCTGAAGGTGTTGAAGTCCAGCCCCAGCGCCTTGACGGCCTGCGCGGCGCCCTTGCTCTCTTCATTGGCCACCGCCAGGTTCTTGCCCAGCTTGTTGATGGCGCTGCCGATGGCTTCAGCCGACGTGCCGGTGGTGCGGCCCACTTCGGCCATGGCGCTCAGGCCTTCCACCGTCACGCCGGTCTGGATGGCCAGGTCGTGCAGGGCTTCGGCCGCGTCGATGCTGTCGGTCACCATCTGCTTGAAGGCGCCCAGCGTCAGCCCGGCGGCAATGCCACCCAGCGCACCCTTGACCAGGTCGGCATAGCGCTGCATCTCGCGCGTGGCGTCGCCCACCATGCCCTTGGCTGCGTCCATGTCCTTCTTCAGCCGGGCCAGGTCGGCCAGCATCTGGATCTCGATTGCGCCTGCCAGTGTGGTCATTGCGGCTTCCCGGCCAGTGTGGCCTTGCGTTGCAGTTCAGCGGCGGTGGCCATGGCGGCGTCGTCCAGGGCGGTGATGCAGTCCACCTCCCAGCCCGTCAGCTCAGCGCGGTGCAGGCGCTGCCAGGCCTCGATCTCCACCAGCGCGATGGCGCCGCCCGGCGGCCTGCGGCTCGACAGATCGCAGAAGGCCTGCCACACCTGCGTGGCCGCCGCCGGCGGACGCTGCAGCAGCAGCGCATCGGCCCGGCCAGTCGACATCGCCGCGCGCTGCAGGTGCTGGCGCAGGGTGAAGCCGTCGGGCTGGGTTTGGGACAGGCGCACCTGGTGCTCCGCGTGTGCGATCAGGCCGGCGCGGAGCTGCGCATAAAAAGCGCCCGGTCCTGCAGCCCGGCTTGCACCTGGTCACGCAGCCAGCGGCGCTTGGGGTCGGCGTACAGCGCACGCGCGGCGGCGGGCGTGTAGGGCTGCGCCGCGCCGCGCCAGCCCAGGGTGCAGGCCACCGTCAGCTCCAGGTCGTCAGCGGCGTCGTCTTCGGGGTCGCTGATGTGCATGTTGCCGGTCTTGGCCAGGTGTGCGCGCAGCCGGCGCTGGCGGTCCAGCACCAGGCGGCGGCGCAGCGGGTGCTCAGGCCCGGCAATCTGCACCACCATGGCAGTGGTGGCACCTGTCACCGGGTGCTTGATGCGCAGGTCTGCGCTGTCGGCGTCTTCAAACGCCAGGATGTCCAGCGCTTCAGCGGCGGGGTCTTGCGGCATGGTGGAGTTGGTCATGGGGCTGGGGGTCGTGGTGCGGCAGTCGATCAGGCCGCGGCGCTGTCTTGCACGCTGATGGTGCTGAGGTCGTTGGCAATGCCGGCCCCGCCGGTGGTGGGCAGCGTTGCGGTGAAGGGATGGGTCTGCACGATGCCGGTCTGGCCGTCGCCTTTGCCGGCGCCGCTCAGGATGACCCGGGGCAGGGTGAAGCCCACAAAGCCGCTGGCGGCGGTGTTGTCGCTGGTCAGCACCACGATCAGTTCCACCGGGGTTTCGTTAACGAACGCATCGCGCAGCGTGGCGTCTTCAAAGTACACCGTGGCCTGGCCGCTGACGGTGATGCGGCCCGCAAACCGCGTAAGCAGGGTGTTGCTGCCCACCACCGGGTCAGCGCTGCGGGCGCTGTCGATGCTGAAGCTCAGGCCAGTGAGCACCGCCACCGCCGTGCCGCCCAGCAGCACCACGCCATTCACGGCCGCGCAGATGCCGCCGGTGGTGACTGCGCTGGGGCTGCTGAAATACTGCGACGTGGCGGTGACGATGTCCTTGCCCACCACCGGGATGCTGACGGTGGCTATGCCGGTGGGCGGCAGGCCGATGTCGACCTTGGTGGGCTGCACGCCGGTGAACACCTCACTCTGCGCCACATCGGCAAACCAGTGCTCGGCCGTGTAACTGATGTTGGTGTGGCCGCTGGTGGGGGCAAACGTGTCTTTGCCCACCACGGCGCAGGTGGCCGACGCGATTGGGCCCTGGGCGGACAGTGCGCTGCCGTTGAGCACGCGCACCGTCAGCACGGTGGCCGTCATGCTCTGGATCAGCAGGTTGTTGTTGAGGTTGGCCGGGTTGAAGGCGCCGGCCGTGAGACGCACCACGCGGCCGCGCTTGAAGCCGTCGGTCAGCCAGCTGCCCGACGCGCGGGTGACGGTGTAGGTGGGGCCGCTGCCGGCGATGGTGATGGACAGGCCAGTGGCCGACACACCGGCGGTGAAATCACGGCGCAGCGCCGCGCTGATCAGGTCGCTGTAGGCGCCGGGCGACAGCTCGCCGGCCAGCGTGCCTTCAACGCCCCGCACGCCGTGGCGAAAGTCGGCCACTTGCTGGTCGGGGCGGATCTCGTTGCTCTGGTAGGTCTGCTTGGTCAGGGACAGGTCAGACGTGACGCGCCGCATTAGCTGGGCACCGCTGGCGCCGGCGACGGTGCCGTAGGTGGATTCGCGCTTGAGCGCAAGGGTTTTGAATACGCCGGCGGCTTGGGGCATGGTGGGCTCCTTCTGGGGGGGTGTGTGGGGGTCAGGCCTCGTGCACCACGAGGAAGTCAAGCGGCTGGAAGAACGCGCCCAGCCCGGCGTCGACCAGGTCGGGCCCGGCCTGGTCAGGCAGGATGGCGATGACTGCGCCGCCGCCCAGCGCACCGCGCTGGAATTGCAGCGCGGCTGTCACCGCATCGCGCAGCGCTTTCAGCACGCGGTATTCGCTGGCGATCAGGTTGATCTGCACGCGGGTCTGTGTGGGGTGCGTGGGGGCCTGGGCGTCCAGCCGGCCCAGGCGCACGCTGCTGATGTGCTCGATCACCAGCGCTGGCAGGCGCTGCCCCTCTGGCAACTGGCCGGGGTAGATGCGGTCGCCCACCACACCGGTGACGGCGGGCGCTGCGGCCAGCAGGGCGTAGACGGCGGCTTCAGCGCTCATGCGGGGCCCTCGTTGGGGTCTGGCACGTCCAGGCCGTGCTTGGTGGCCAGGCGCTGGCGGATGTAGGCGGCCACGGCCTGCAGCGCGGGCTGGGCCTGGGTGTCCATGGCCGGGCGCAGGTAGGGGCGCGGCTTGGCACCCGGGTGCATGACCGACGACACCGGGTGCCCGCCGGCCAGCAGCAGCTTGCCGCCGGGCGTGGTGGCGGTGATGCGGTGCGGCTCGGTGCCGTATTCCACCCAGCGGGCGTAGTACGGGTCGCCATTGCCACGCACCTTGCCGCCAGCGCGCACCCGGGCCGTGACGGTGCCGCGCCGCAGGCTCACGCTGACGCGGATGCTGTCGCGCAGCAGGCCTTCATACCCGCCGTACAGTCGGCGGTTCTCTTCGTTGGGCGGGGCCACGGGCGCCAGGCGCTTGGCTTCGGCCTGGATCAGCTTGGCGCCGGCCCGCAGCGCACCGCGCATGATGTTGGCTTCGATCTTGGCTGGCAGCGAATCCATGGCCGCCTGCAGCTCGGCCAGGCCCTTCACCTGCGCCAGGGCGTCACTGCTCATGGGCCCACTCCTGGCACGCCAGCTCCAGCCATTGTTGGCGGCCCAGCTCGGCCACCCCGGTGATCTGCAGCAGCCTGGCGCCGTGGCGCAGGCGGTGGCGGGTGGTCACGTCGTCGCGCCAGCGCATGCGCACCTTGGTGGGCCGGGTGTAGGCGGCCACGGCCACGGCCTGGCCGGGGTTGCTGCCGGGCTCGGTGCTGCTTTCCAGAACCTGGGCCCACACGGTGTCCAGCGTCGACCAGGTGGACTCAGGCGATCCGTAGAGGCCTTCGCGCACAACCGTGGCCGCTTCGATCGAAACCTGTCGATCGAGCATGCCGGCGTGGAGTTGGAGTGCCATGCGCGCGCCTGGTCAGTAGTACAGCCGCTGGCGATCCAGCAGGTGGCCCAGGTGCATGGGCAGCGCCACCCCGGTGGCCGATGCGGCCTGCGGGTTGTCGATCCAGTAGGCCACGCAAGCCTTGATGAACAGCTTGACCGACTCGGCCACGGCATCTGGATCGGTGGCGCCGGTGGTGAGATCGATGCGCACGCGCGGGCCCACGGGTCGGTCGCCAAGCGTCGGCCAGCTGGTGCCGGTGGCCGGCGCCAGCACAGTGCCAATGCCGTCAGGCGCGAAGACGTAGGCCGACTCGGCCAGCTCGGATGACCAGGCGGCGCCGTTCCAGTAGCTGACGGCCGCGGCAGTGGCCTGGTTGATCGCCAGCACGTCGGTGGCCGCAGGCCAGTCGACCAGCTCGGTGCGCCAGGTCTGCTGCATGAACTTCGCGCCGGTCTCTTGCTCGGCCAGCTCACGTGCGGCGGTGATCAAGCCAGGGATCAGCAGGTCCATGCTCGACCCGCTGACGCGCGCCGCCAGCTTGGCTTCGGCCAGCGTGACGGGCTCGGTGGTGGGGGCGGTGAGCAGGATCATTGCGGGGTGTACCTATGGGGGATGGGACGTCAGGCGCTAGGCTGCGGTGCGGCAATGGCAGCGCGGCGGTTCCAGGCGGCGACGGCCTCGGCGCGGCTGTCGTGGAATGGCGCCTCCAACGCGCAGCCGTGGCACAGGACATAGTGATCGCCGTCCATGTCGGTCACTTCGAGGTCATCGCCGCCACAGAACGGGCAGGGTTTCAGTTCGTCAGTCATGTGCGTGTACCGGCAGGGTATGGGATCAGGCTGCCGGAACCAGCTTGTCCATCGTCACGCACTCCAGCCGGCCGGCGACTACCTCCGCCTGGATTGCGGCGCACAGCGTGTTCAATCGATCCGTCTCGATGTCGATTGCTAAGGTCGCAGCGCCTCTGTTTCTGACATGGTGAAACGTCAAGAACGAATCGCAGCCGGTCAATGCAAGCGCCTGAATGCGCGCAATGATGTCGTTAATGTTCGTGGTTTCAGTCGCGTCGTCGGCTGTGCTGGCGACGCCTTGATAGCTGTGTCCAAGAACCGGGAGGATCAGGTTTGCCCGGCTATCGCCTGCGTATGCGGCGCTGATGTATTTCGTTGTCGATGCGCCGTTCAAGCGGCCGACCCTGAATCCTGCGCTCCACGCCAAATCCAGGAATGCTGTGTCGCCCGCCGTGCGCGTGAAAACACCTTGAGGCCATACATAACATTTGGCCCCGTTGTCGTTGGTCAGCCTGTTACTCAGCAAATAATCGCGGTGCGTCTCCATGTCTGCCAGCGCATCAGCGTCACTGGCCCATCGCGTGAAAATGTTTCCAGTCCCGCCCAGCGGGCCGTGCGGCACGCACATGTTGCCGTCATCGACATAGCGCCGCCAATCTGCGAGCGATCCAAAATCGCTGGATGTCCCCACGTAATCCGTGATCAGACAGGCAGTGCTTTTGATGCCATATCGGGCCAGGATTTGCGCGCCAGCGCCGACCCAATCGCTATAACCGTCGTCGGCCACAATGCACAGACGCGCCCGCCGCTTGCGCAGGCCAACCGTCAACGCCCGCAGTTTGATGGTGGCAGTCACCCCGTTGGGGATGTTTACCCGCACCTTGGCGATGGTCCAAATCTGCTCAATCGTATCTCTCGAATAGCCGGATTTTGACCAGTCAGTCGGAGATACCGTGTTGAATTGCCAGCCTGTGTGCGCCCTGGGAAAAATGCCGGATGCCGGCGCAGTCATGGATAGGCCATTTTGCGCAAATTGTGCGTATCCGGTGTTTGCCAAATAAATGATCGGCTGAATACTGGCGTTGATCGTGTCCGTGCGCCATTCCAACTGCGCCGTGTCAGCAGACAGCGGATTGAACGCGGGCACAACGAACTCATACCAGCTGTTCGCGGCCGAACCCGTCAGCGTGGCCCACTCCAGGGCTTCACCGTCCACCACCTCGCGCCCAGCACCGACAACCGTGATGCCGGCACCAGGGGTGCGCGTCAACGTCACGCTGCCGTCCGGGCCGAACAGCTTTCGGCTCAGACTCGGGCCGTGGTTCCCAGCATCTGACACCACACCTGAGATTGCCACCACCTTCTGCTCAGGCAACTGCGTCGCGTCCACGTCGCTGAACAGGCCAGTGGCCAGCAGTTGCGCGGCTTCGGTGTCGCTGCGCTGCTCCTGCTGACCTGGAACCCAGGTGCTTTGCTTGCCAGTGGTGGCGAGTTCTGGCCACCGCGTCACGGTGCCGATGTACTTGACGGTCTTGGGCATGTGGTGATGCTCCTGGTGTGAGGCTCAATCGCCTGCACCCGTTGCCGAGCACAAGCGGCTGCGCCTGGTTGGCGCATGGGGCGCTGCAGCAGCCGGTCGGCCGCCGCAGCGCTTGTGGCATCAGCTGGCCGCGATCTTCAGCAGCTTGATGGCCTGGGTGTTGCGCAGCTTGCCGCCGGTGCGCTTGCGCACGTAGAACTTGACGTAGCCCGGCGTGGTGATCTCGTCACGGGTGATGCGCATGCCCACCCGGTCGGCGATCAGGTAGCCCTCGCGGAAGTCACCGAACGCCAGCGGAAAGGCGGCGGCCGCCACCACCGGCATGTCTTCGGCCTCGGTCACCGGGTAGCCCATGAACATGTCGGGCTGCCCCGCCGTCACCGCCGGCTGCCACAGGTAGGCGTTGGTCGTGTCCTTGTACTTGCGCAGGGCGGCAAACACCAGCTTGCCACCCACCCAGCGGGCATTGCGGCGGTAGCGGGACCGCAGCGAGTACACGACATCTTGCACCGTGTCCAGGCTGGTCGGCATGGCCGATGCCTGGCCGCTGGCGATGTACTGCAGCGTGCCGAACGCGCGGCTGGCGTCGGTCGTGGTCACAGGCGTGGGGCCCGCCAGGAAGCCCGTGGGCTTCTTGGTGCCGTTGCCGGCCGTGTACGCTGCGCCCTCCCCCTGGCCGATGGCTTCAGCAGCCGACTCGATCAGCCAGTTGTCGACGTTGAAGAACAGGTCGTCCAGGCTTTCTTCGGTCGCCTGCGGCTTGGCACTGGCCATGCCGAAGGTGGGCGCCACCTCGGCCAGGTCGGGCGTGTTGGTCTGGTTGCGCGTGTCACCCTCGCCCACCCACTCGAAGGCGGCGCCGTTCACGTCGAACAGCTCCTTGTAGTCGGTGCTGCCCACGGTGCGCACCGTGGCAATCTGGCGGATCGGGCTGATGTCGACCGACAGGCGGGCAATGGCGCGCTCGATGACCTCGGGCAGCGCAAAGCCGCCGGCGGCACCGGTGGCCGAGCTGGTGGCCGCGGCGCGCATCTCGCGCTCATCCTCGTCCAGCGCCTGTGCCAGCCGGCTGGTGCGCTGGGCGCGGCGCAGTTCACGCTCAGCACGCTGCAGGGCGCCGCGGCGGTCCACATCGCCTGGCGCCCGCAGCCAAGACGAGAAGGCCGCACGGTGCGCCACTTCTTCGGCGGTCTCGCGCTGCTCGGGGTCGTTGCCGGTCAGGGCGCCGGGGCGGGCCAGGCGGGTTTCCAGCTTTTCCAGGCGGGCCTTCTGCTCGCTGTAGTCGCTGATGTCCTTCTCCAGCTTGGCCATCTTGGCGTCCAGGTCGCCGGTGGCGCCGCCCTTCTTCAGCTCAGCCAGGCGCTGGTCGTTGGTGCGCTTGAACTCTTCAAACGCCTCGTTGATCTTGCCGATGGCTTCGGTGACGGTGGCCAGCGTGGGCGCATCACGGCGCTCCAGCATCGGTGCATGGGCCGCGTGGATCTTGGAGAGGTAGGCCGCGTGGTGGGCCAGCATGGTGGCCGCCAGGGCCAGGGTCTTGCGGGTCATGGGGATCGTCCTTCGGGGTGGGTTGGGGTGGGATGCGCTCGCTCAGGCCGCAGCGCGTTTCAGGGTGTCAAGCAGCTGCAGGGCTGCCCGCTGTGCGCGCTGAGCGTCGTGGTCGGCATCCCGCTCGACCTGCACGCTGCGCTTGACCGCGGCCACCATGGCCTTGGCCTGCTCGGCAGACAGGCCCGCATCCCGCAGGGCCCGCTCCGCGTCGCGGATGGTGTTGATGGTGTTCAGCGCGGCACCTGACTTCACGGTGTCCACGCGGGCCTGCCCGTTGGCAGGGAAGGTGACGGGCGACACCTCCCACAGGTCGACTTCCTGCAGGGTGCGCTCGTCGTTCTTGTCGTCCCAGGTCCACTTGCGGCTGATGAAGCCGATAGACAGGCCGTTCAGTGCGCCGGCTTTCAGCAGTGCATGCGCTTCCTTGCCGCGCGGGGCTTCCAACACCAGGCGGCCCTTCACGCGCAGGCCGCGGCTGTCTTCCACCATGTCGGTCCACACGCCGATGGGCTCAGCATCACGGTGCTGCCACAGCATGGCGGGCATGGTGCCGGCCGCCTTGTGCGCGGCCAGCGTAGCGGCGAAGGCGCCTGGCACGATGATGTCGCCCCAGTCGTCCACCACGTTGAAGACGCTGCCGTACCCCTCGATGGTGCCGTCATCACCGATGGCGCGCTGCTCCAGCCGGACGATGGTGTTGCGGCGCTCTGGGCTGCTGCTGTCGCGGCGCTCCAGACGCTGGCGCGACAGATCCAGGAACTCGCCCGCGCGGCGCTCAGCGGCAGCCACGCGGCGTTCCAGATCACGCGGGGTCAGCGGGCGGGTCTTGCGTGCCATTGTTGGCTCCGTTCATGTTCATGGGGGTCAGCGGTTCATCCAGCCCGTCCAACGGGTCCAGCCCTTCGCTGTCGCGGATCTCGTTGCGGGTGTAGATGCCCGCCTCAACCATGCTGCGGTTCCACTGCGCACGGTCCTTCAGGCTGCCGGCGGTCATGTAGCGGGTGTCGAACTCGGCATACAGCGGGCCGCTGCCGTCCAGCAGCATTTCGTCGATGCGTTGCGTCCACGCGCTGTGCCAGGGCGCCAGGGTGTGCACCAGGTGCGCGGCAAAGAAAGCCTCGCTGCTGGCGAAGGTGGCCGCCTTGTCGCTGTGGCCCACCATGATCGGGAACACGCCGAACGCGCGGCACACCTCTTCCACCTGCAGGCGACGGGTTTCCACGTGTTGCGCGTCGCTGCCGCTCATCACGTTGGGCAGCCACTTGGCGCTGCGGTCCAGCACCAGCGGCAGGCCAGCATTGGCCGGCCCGCTGCGCTTCTTCAACACCTCGTTCAGCCTGGTCATCTGTTCGGGTGACAGCACACCCTCAACGCTGTAGGTGCCACTGGTGCGCAGGCCGTTGGCGTGCATGCCGGCCTGGCTGGTCTCGGCCGCCATGGCCAGGCCAATGGCGTGGCGGGCCAGCATCACGTAGGACAGGCTCTTGTGCCATTGCCACTGCAGGTTGTGCAGGGTGAAGACCTGATCGGGCCTGAAGACGCCGATCACGCCGAACTCGTCCCACACGCGGTAGCGCAGGTCATACCGGCTGGTGTGCTCCATGTCCCACTGGCCGGGCATCACGGGCAGCAGTTCCGTGACCCGGTTGTTGCCGCCCATGCTCTTGATGGCCAGCCCGGTGCCGCACAGCGCCGCATGCGCGGTGAGCATGCGGCGGAACTCGAAGCTGGTCTGCCACTCGTTCGGTCGACGCGCCAACAGGCGGTACTCGGGGATGTTGGTGGCTTTCTGGCGGGTGGCCCGGCCCTTGGCGTCGGTCACCTCACGGTACACATGCAGCCGGGGCGTGGCGCAGCCGTCAGCGATGGCCTTCACGCAGGCCAGCACGGTGCTGACCTGCAGCGCGGTCTTGTCGGTGACGGTGACACCGGCCACGCGCGCAGCACCGCTGCCGCCATCGATCAGCGACGCCACCTGGTCATACGTCAGCTCGGTGGCCTTGCGGCCCAGCAGGCCGCCCAGGCCGGCGCTCAGTCGGTCCAGCAGCTTCATGCCTCGACCTCCCACCATGACTGTTCGGAGTTGTTGGCGCTCGGAGACGCGCTGGCGTAAGCCATCACCGCCGCCACCACCAGGTCGATGCGCCCGGTCGCCTTGGCCTTGTTCATCTTGCGATTGCCGGCCGGGTCGCTGTCGGTCACTGCATTGGCCGCGCACCAGGTCAGCACCGGGTGGCCGTTGTGCTGCACCGTGCGGTTGAGGATGGCGGTTTCGAAGGCGTCGATGGCCGGGCTCATGTCCTTGAAGCCCTGGCCGAACGGCAGCAGCGCCGGCAGGCTGATTCCGTCGTCGGTCGCCTGCTGCTGGAAGTCCTCCAGCCGCCACCGGTCGGCGGCGATGCCCTGCACGTCGAACTCGCTGCAGATCTGCGCCACGCGCTGCAGCACCGCCCGCTTGCTGATGGCACGGCCTGGCGTGGTCTCCAGGTAGCCGGCGCGCTTCCACGCGGCGTAGTCAACGCGGTCGCGCTGGGCGCGGTCGGCCAGGCCCTCGTCAGGCAGCCAGCACCATGCCAGGATGCTCCAGGCCCCGCCGGGCTGCTCGGGCTCGACCAGCAGGACGAACGCGGTCAGGTCGGTGGTGCTTGACAGGTCCAGGCCGCCGAAAGCGCGCCGGCCGCGCAGCTCCGCCATGGTGAAGGACTGCTGGCACGGGTCCCACACGTGGGCCGACAGCCACGGATTGATGGCCGCTGTCCACTGGCCGAAGTTCAGCCGGCGCACGATGGCCTCTTTGGCCGGCATGCCGCGGGCTTCGGTCACTTGTTCGCGCAGGTACTGCAGGCCGGGAAGGTTTCGATGCTGCAGGCTTGGGTTTGCCTTGGGCCAGCACCGTTCGTCTGCCAGCGGATCGTCGTCTGGATCGACCCCGCAGACGAATGCGAAGAAGGCATCGTCAACCCGCTTGCCGGCCGCCACCTCGCAGCCGTAGTCGTGGTAGATGCCGCAGGGCGTCGTCTTGCCGGCGCCGCTGTTCGTAATCATGAAGATCAGCGCCTGGCGGCGGCTTTTGGTGCCGGCGCGCAGCATCTCGACCACCTGCGCGGTCTTGTGCTCGTGCACTTCATCCAGCAGGGCCACGTGCGGGCGCGGGCCGTTGGCGCCATCGTCGGCACTGATCGGGCGGAAGAAGCTTCCGTTGGCGGTGTAAGCCAGGTTCCAGACGTTTTCGCCTGTGCCGCTGGTCGTCAGCCGCTTCATGAGCGCAGGGCTGTGCTGGCGCATCGCCACGGCGTCGCGGAACAGGATCATGGCTTGGTCGCGCTTGGTGGCGGCGGCGTAGATCTCGGCGCGGGCCTCGCCGTCGGCGGTCAGGCCGTACATGCCGACACCTGCGGCCAGCGGGCTCTTGCCGCTGCCCTTCGCCGTCTCGACGTAGGCCACGCGGAAGCGCCGCACCCATCCGTCCAGCTGGGCGTCGAAGCGCTGCCAGCCGTACAGGCTGCCGACGATGAATGCCTGCCAGTCGTCGAGGATGAACGGCTTGCCCTCGAACGCGCCGCCGTTCAGGCACAGCGTCTCCTCGAAGAAGGCGATGGCCCAGGCGGATGCGTCCAGGTTCCAGCGCAGGCCGCGGGCTGGCGCCTCGGTCAGGTCGCGCAGGTGGCGTGCTGCGGCATCGCGCACGTGCGGGCCGGCGATGATCTCGCCCAGCAGCACGCGGTGCGCGTACTGGGTGGCCCTGTCGACCACGACCGGCTTCTGCTGCGCCCGCTTGCGGGCTGGCTTGGTCGGTGCGTCCACGCTGGTCACTTGAAGAACCTGTCGGGGCCGTTGGCCTGCTTGTTGCTGAACATGTCGGCCTGCGGGTCCACCATCACCTTGCTGCGGGCGGCCGGCGTGGCGCCGAACTCGCGCAGCACGGCCAGCGCGCGCTTGGCCGACATGCTCTTCACCATCTCCCACGGTGACAGGCTGACGTTGCCGGTCTCGGCGTTCTTCACCAGCACCTTGCCGTCGGCCGTCTTCTCCATCGACAGGCGGAAGACGGCGATGGCATCGCAGGCGATCTCCAGCGCGGGCGTGTCGATGGCGGTCAGGATCTGCGCCTTGCGCAGCTGTGGCGCCAACTGGTTCCACACGGCGGCGACTGGCGCGGCCAGATGCGGCGGCGGTGTCAAGTCTTGCAGAAGGTCGGGCTCGGGCTCCCTGTCATTCAGGGCGCGCTTGCCTGGGTTGCCGTTCACCAGGTGCAGCGCGGTCGGTTTGGCCGTGCGTCCCATCACTGCACCAGTTGCGCGGCCTGTCGCCACGGCGCCCAGCTGCTGAAGTTGTCGTTTAACGACTCGATGCCGTCGAAGAAGTCAGCGTAGAAGTGGAACAGGCCGGCGTCGGCAGTCACGGCGGTCTGCTCGGTGCGCGGGTTCGTGTTCAGGTTCGCGCTGGACTCGACGACGACGAAGCGGCCGGTGTGGCGGTTGCCCAGCAGCATCACCTTCGAGTGGTTGCGGAACGTGGCCACCCGGCCCTTGTGCTTGCGCACCGCGGTGCACAGCGCTTCGTGCACGGTCGGATACTGGCTGGGCAGGATCTCGCCGGTGTAGGCGTCGACCCACTGCAGCTGGCCAGCGGCAAGCCACGCGGCAAGCTGTTCCACGTCCTGCATGGCCATGCACCAGGTGCTGACCATCAGGTAGTCCCAGGGCTCGCAGGCCATCAGGTGCTGCAGGAAACTCAGGCTGTCGACATCGCCGCTGCTGATCACGTGCCAGCTGTCGCCTTCTTCGATGAACGGCGGCAGCAGGTCGCGCAGCAGGGCCTCGCTCTTGGCACGGCGCACACTGATGCGCCTGCGCGTGCGCACCGCACGGGCCTCTGACAGGCGCTGCTTGCGGGTGCGGGCGGGCGGATCAGCTAGGCCGTCGAACTCGCCCAGGTCGGCGAAGTCGCTGCTGTCGATGCTGGCCAGCTCCAGGCCTGCCACATCGATGCCGTCAAGCATCATGCGACTCCCCCTGTGGATTTCGCGGACCTGCGAACGAATAGAACCGACC